GATACTATCTTTTTATTGATATACGTTGTGAACAATTGATTAAATGTATTACGTGCTTGCGGAGCCTGCATCAATTTCTTTACTGCATTTCCATATTGCTTTACAGCAGACTTAGCATTATTGACTAGCCCTTGATCTAGTTTCACTGAAGGGACTATAGGCATAGCACTAGGAATTATAGCGACATCGCTATTGTTCTTTAACTGACCTATGCTACCGTTCAACGGAGTTGATTCGTCAGTAGTAGCGGCATCAGCAGGAATAAATTGATGCACCGCGATACCAGCAGTCTTGCCTGTGATGAGTTTACCTATCTCGCTATCAGCATCTACTGTATATGCTATACCGTTAGGATTCGCTTTAAATTTATACAAACCGTTTTGTTCTTTAAGCGGTTGCCCGAATAACATGTCGCCCCAGTAGTAGCCCTGAGTTCCTTCACTTGCCTTCTGTAGACCGGCCCAAATGTTTGTAATGATATTATTAAGTTCACCACGGTCAACCCCTCTCGCTCTATCGTACTCTATGAATTGTTCTGGACTGTATACTTTTCTTCCTGACAAGTCTTTCTTATTGAACATATGCTTATCCATGATGCTGAATTTTCTATCAGGACCATGGCCAAATATTAATGCGGGATATCCGTCCCACTTAATAGTGATTGTTTTAGGATTCTTAGCAGTAGCAAGTATAGAACTGATAGCCTGATTTGCACCTGCAACATCTGACAATATTACTAGGTCTTCAGGGTGATCTAAGTGGCCTTTGCCCTCACGCAATACTCTAGCATCTTCGTCAAATTGACGAAATCTTTCTTTCATGTGTTGAAAGAATTCGTTTTCGTTAGCAAAGTTCATTTTAAGGTTGTGCGTCTTGTTTTCTACCTTGATCTGAAACAGCCCATGCTATATTTGCTATATCAGTGAGGTCTTTGTTAACAGTCTTGTTTTTCAGACTTTGAGGCATACGCTTCAATATGTCATCTATCTGTTGTTGTGCAGTACCTAGATCAATACCTCTCAAGAAACCCTTCATGAAGTTATCACGCAACCATGCACCCATGCTAGGCTTGGCTGCGCCTTGTGCAGGTTGTCCTGCTGCCGGGGCCGCTCCTGCGGCTGCTGGTTGTGCTCCTGCTGCCGCTTGAGCAGGTTGTTTTTTACCACCGAAGAAGCCTTTTACTTTATCAACAATACCTTCGTCAGTCTTTAAGAATCTATCTCTATCTTCTCTTTCTTTTCTCTTCTTAGAAAGGAGTTTTTCGATACGGTCAACTGCCAACTCAGGATCATATCCTGCTTTCTTTAATGCATTTCTAAACTTCTCAGAAGAATGCATCTTATGATATATCTCTGTGAGTCTGTCTTCGCCCATGCTTTCTTGTATAGTCTTTTGCTTATTACCCTTAGCATACTGACCCATGAACTGTCTGTGTAAGTCTTTGACATCATAACCGGCATTATTTGCTTTGAGAATCTTGTCACCAACTCTAATCAAATAGTCTTTGTTCATTGATACATTGGCTAAGTCTTTAGTTATTTCTTGAGCCATCTTAGATGTCGGTGGTAGTGGTTTAGTTCCAGCTGGCTGTAACTTTCTCATAGCACTAACGATCTTGTCTACATTCTGATCGATTTCTGGTTTTGCCGCACCTTGCTTTTGACCAGTTGCGATTGCGGCGTCGCCAGGAGCCTTGACTTTTGCACCAGGTGCTGCCGGAGCCGGGTTGGGCTTTCCAGTTTGCGGGTCATAACCATTCGGTGCGGCTGCGATCCTGGCTTGTGTGGCTGCATTAGGGCTAGCAGGTGCGCCACCTGCTGCCGGCGCCGCGCCTGGTGTCTGACCTGCGGCTGCTGGTTGTGCTCCTGCACCGCCTGCTCCAGCACCTGCCGCACCTGCTTGTCCAGCACCGGCTGCGCCGCCCGGGGTGCCCAAATCTGAAGAAGTAGTATCAACTAAACCTTGCTGTATGGCTGTGTTTAATGCATTTGCACCTCTAGATACAAACTTTTGCACGAACGAATCTTGTGCTAACTGGTCTTCTGGGCTTAAACCAGACTTCTTGGCTCTTGCCATAGCACTACCCACGCCTTGTGTGTTAGTTGGCTGTGCTATCGCGCTGGCTGCTTGTCCTGCTTTTCCTAACATGTTTTGAAACATGTTTAATTCATTGATCTTCATCTTTCTTCCTCAGTGATTTAGCGAATCGATGCGCATCCTTACCCTTGATAGCACTTAATAGTTTCTTTTCAAGGATTTCCGCTTTTTCTGGAGAATATTGTCGGTTCATCAATTCAATCAGATTGATGGCGCTAGTGATGACATTGTGAGCCCTGCTCTCAATTACATGGTTCATGTCGCGGTTATTACCGATAATTTCCAGTTCTTCTAAAAGGCTACGTGTACGCTTTTGCATATATTATTCCTTAAAGTATTTATCTGGAAACGGATGTTTTATTTCTTAAGTGAAGCCAATAAACTCTTGAGTTTTGCGCTCTGTACGTCGGGTACGACCTTGCTAGACTCAGGGGTTATCTCCCCTGTTATAGGGTCAGTTTTTTCAATAACTGTGCTTGCTCCCACTTCGCTTGTAGCCTTGATTTTAGCCAGTAACTGAGTTCCTGAGGGTTGTGCCTTGTATGATTCATCGGTACCATCGTCTGTGATACGCAATGTTTCTACATCGAATTTAAGTTCAATCTTCTGACCTACGCCTGAACTGCTACGTGTCTTCATCAATTGAATCTGATAAAGTCCACGCTCACGCATACTACGGCTAGTAAAGATACCAAACACATTGTCCGCAGTATTAATCTTCGAAATACCACCTGAGATATGACTGTGATCAAATTCAATCTCTTCAACTGCGCTACGATTCAACTGACTTGCTGTGACAAATAGTACATTCAGTTCCTTTGCTAGATTACGCAATTCTTCTGACACATACTTGTCTTTAACAAACAAGTCACTAGGGCTGACTTTTGCGCTGACAGGCATGATCAAATCAAGATAGTCAATACACAAGAAATCCACACGAACACCTGTTTGAATCTGCAATTCTTTAACATATGCTCTAATATCGTTAACATTACTTTGTGCCGGCATATACTTGATTCGTAGATGACCTGCTTTCTTTGCAACCATCTTGACCTTCATCTCAACATTATCAATGTCTTTGAAAATCTCACGGCTGCTTGTGTCAGTCATCATACTATCGATACGCATTGAACATAGACCTTCACTCAATTCAAGTGTGATATACACACCACTGAGACCTGCTTGTGCCCAATTCACTGCCAAGTTCTGCATGATCAAACTCTTACCTGAACCTGAACCACCTGCAAAGATTTGTAGTTCACCGCGATTGAAGCCACCATATAACTTTTGATCAAGAACTGGCCAACCTGTGCTGTTCTGACCGTTATTACTTTTCAATGCCATCAATCTCGCTCTAGGATCAGCAAAGTAATCAGTACCCATATCTTTCTGTAGAGAAATCTGAACTGCATCTTTGATCAGTTTCTCTACAGGTTCATACTCACCCTTCTCTAGCAAATCTGCCGATTTAAGGATAGCCCTCTCAAGTGCTTGTCGTTTCGTGAACGATTCGAATTCTTCTAGGAACCAGTCATAATGACCTTCATCTAATTCATCTAGCCTATCAACAGATACGTCAGTCGTTGCCTTGATCTGTATAGGTTCAGGCATGACGTTATATTTTTTAGTATGTTCTATGATGAATTCAGCGACTGGTCTCAATCTACGATCAAAGTGTTCTGCATTCATGATGTTCATGACACGGGTATATAACTCTGCGTTCGTTACCATCATTCTTAAAAACAATGTCTGTACATCAATGTTGAAGTCGTTTATCAAGTTGTTTCCTCTTAATCTCTAATTTTATTTTGCTATTAGTCGCTGATTGCAAGATACTTAGCAATGTAGCGAGTTTGCCATATTTTATTACTGCGTCATTTACGTCTTTGATTCCAGTTTCCCAACTAGGAATACTTACATAGAAACCCAGTTCTAATGCACGATTGATAACGTCCATACCACTTTTGTCCTGATCTGGTACAACGATTATCTTTTTATTCAGTTGTTTTAATAATTCTGCTTGTTCTTCACTGATGCCGTTAGTAGTCAACGCACAGCCATCTATGCTCAATGCATCGAATATACCTTCAGTCACGACACATGCTTGCCACTCTGGTTTCTGTAAATCGTAACCAAACAAATATCCAGGTTGTTGCTCACTAATGAATTTAGGTTTACGATCATCTAAGTATCTACTAGTGTGTCCTACTACCTTGTTTTCAAACGTGAAAGGTATGATGATTCGATTCGCTTGACGACCTTCTTCATCAGGAGTACACATGTAGGGGAACCTACTGATATCTACTTTACGTTTAGTTAGATACTCTATAAAGACTTCGTGTTTAGGATTGTTTGTGTCTATCAATTCAGCATCAGGCAAATTCATCTCTTTGAATTTTACCTTTTTCTTTTCTTTTTTTACCTTTACAAAATCTAACAAATCTTTGTGTTGTAAACTCTCAAAACTATATTTGTTGATATCGTCAATGTCCATACCACACCAAGCCAACAATTGCTTTGTATTCTTAGTGAGTGGTTTGCCTAGCGTGAACCCAGATTTAAATCCGCAGTTAAAACAATGATAACTCCAGTTGTCGGCATCGCTGAATTTGATACCACCGCGTCCGCGACGGTCAACGCTATGCCCGCGATAGTGGCAGCACACAGCGTTGAAACTGTGCCAGCCGCTTTGCGTTAGTTTTTTCTTACCAGGAATGACTTGAAGTATATCAAACACATTATAATTATATCACCTTGCTACGTAAAAACAAAGTGTATCGGCAACTTATTATTCCAAATCTTCTATGGCTGTTATCATATCCAAAGTAATGTCGCCCATATACATGCATTGATCCGTTTCTAACAAACTTTCTTGCCAATCTTCAATATTAGTATGATCTATGTCACCTATCAATTTACTATGGTCTAATTTACTTACATCTACTGTAACTAAAACCACATCATCATTGCCGGTTCTATTTTGATCGGATTCGGCATATTCAATTGCTAATTCAGGATTATCTGTAAGAAAAACAGAATGTTGTCTTGAACTTTTTAGACCCTGTTTTTTTATTATTTCAGATGGTGTTGATGTACCGTGCCACAAATGTTTGTGTTTACTGGCTTCTTCTACTAATAATATGTAATCACGCAGACTCATTATCTTGCCAAAATGTTTGATACTATTCCGGTATTACTTGTGAATACCATTCTTATGAATGGGTGAAATCCATGTATCGTGTACCCTACAGTCTCAGTAGTTTCTAAGTATTCATCTGAACTTATAGGATACCAATCTGTAAGTTGGCTATTGAATGTACCTTCTATAGCAACTTCACCATTGAACTCATGTAAATGGGCCTGCAATGTCAACACTGGATTGTCATTAGTATTGATGACTGAACTATAATATGTATTAGCATTTGACAATACGTTGTTTATGCTGTTGTTACTATCTAAGTTAGGGAAAGGTTGTCCTGTCGGGATAGTAACCATTTCGCTAGGAACGAAACTAGGAAGTACGCTGTCTACTACATTGATCTGACCACGTGCGCCTGCCGCAGGGTCAACGAATACAGGATATCCAAACTGTCCTACAGGAATCTCTAAACTATAGTGACACATCTGCGCAGGTATGTCTTCGATTTCGGCTGCATTGAGTTGCAGATATGCGATACCTGTCAATGGAAGTTCCAATGTCAATGCTTTCTTTATTAATACTTCTGTACCATCATAATTTATGATGCGACAAGTTATCACTTTTCCTGTGATATCCACTGGTTTCTGCTCTTGGTTCAAGAACTGAAACTGTAATTTGTTATCTACACCTTTATGTAGATTCATGGTTTTTGCGTATACTGGCATAAAGGCCCTCGGACTGTTTCCTGATAGTAGGACGACAATCTGGCGCTGGGTGAAAATGAATGCTGGTGTTGAATATCTAACTGTATTAATCGTCACAGATTGTCGCTCCTGTATGTATTTAGTCGCATAAAAATAAAATATTTTATTGGCAACCCAATTATAAATAATCTTCAATGACGATTTCAAAAGATTTTTTTAAGAAGTTAACCGACAATCACCCCTTTATAACGGTCGTTTCCTTTGCCAGCCAAGATTATGTGGGAATAATGCAGAACCGAGATGATCAATGTACTAGCATATATGATTATGGTTCTATAGTAGATGTAAAGGTAAAAGAGTTGTTTCTAGAGTTAGGCGAGGTCTGGTGGTGGGAAAGTAACCGTCAGATACCTATCAATATTTTCCTCAAGGAAGAATGGAATC